TATGCGGAGCAGGTTCGCTCCGATATTGCTGAAATGGTTGCAGCAATCCAAAAAACCATTCAAGATGAAATAGCGACAATAAAGCGTAAACAGAAAGAAAAGCGTATAAAAATACTGCTGTTGTTTGCTACGATGGAAGACGATGAGTAACAAATACAAATTGTTCCAATACTGCCACGTTCAAAAAAAGGTTGTTCCAATCGAAGAAGTTCAAAGGCGAGCACAATCAAACGCTCGTGATTTGTTTATTCAAGACGAGATGGAACCAACTAGAAACCCACTAAACCCAAAAGAGATTTACACAAGCAAGAGCAAACTGCGAGCAGCATACAAAGCTGCTGGCGCTGTAGAAGTTGGAGACGCTTACGACAAGGGCTACCAAAGCGACCGTGAAAACGGGTCACGGGAGCGAGAACTCGTAAGTAAACTTAAAGAGACTATGGTTGATAGGTATAGAAATGGAAGATAATACGCCTGATGTTGAGTCAACAGAGGTAGTTGTAGACCGAGAGCCAGCAGAGCTTTCAATACGTCAAAGCCTCAGTAAGCAGTTTAAAAACCTGAAAGAAGAAGAAAGTGTAGAGGAACCCAACAACGAACGCTCCACAGAAAGTAGCGTAGTTGAGCAGTCTGTTCCACAAACTCAGGAGCGTATCGCCTTGGCTCCTCCGGCTGACATGAACGCCGCTGAAAAGGATGCCTTTCTTAATCCAAACACTGACAATGCTCATATCTTACAGTCATACCTAAATCGTAGAGCTTACGAAACACGGACCCAGTATGACCGAAAGATGCAGGAAGTTAATCAACTTCGTGAGCAAAACTCCCGTGTTTACGACGTAATTAAAGAATACGAAAACGATTATGCCAAAGAAGGAATAAGCGTTGCTGACGTTACTCGTCGTTCAGTTGCCTGGGACAGAGCCATGGAAGCTAACCCAGTGCAAACGGCTATCGAGTGGCTTGAGGCTTACGGACTTAAACCTAACGACCTTGTAGGGCAGCAGGAGGCGTACCAACAGCCAACCGAATACCTGACAAGGCAGGACGCCGAAAGAATCGCTGAGGAGCGTTATAAGAGCATACAGCAGGAACAGGAGAAAAAGGCAGTTGAGTACATGAATCAACGTGCTGTAGAATCCTTTACAAGCCGTAAGCCTTTGTTCCGTGACCCTGAAACCGCTTCGCAGTTAGAAGCAGAAATGGCCCCCGTGGTACAGGCTTTAGCAACTACAGGACGGTATAGCTCGACTGACGAGATCCTAGAAACCGCCTATAATTACGTTGTAAACGGCAATCCGACGTTTGCTTCTTTAGCTCAAAGGCTACAGACAGCGCCGGTAATACAGCAGCAGCAAGTAGCCACACAAAAGGCAAAAGCAGCTTCTAAATCTATATCTGGCTCCGCAGGAAGTGGAACTCCCAGGATCGTAACGAAAGATATTCGGGACAACCTGCGGCGTCGCCTTTCTGGAGATTAGCTAAGACGGTTGTCCCTTAAACTAAAGGGATGACTACAATGGCTAATTTAGAAGAAGCAATAGTAACTACCCTGTTCGATCAATCGGATGCCATTGCGGATGAGGTTCTTCACCACAACCCGCTTTTGGCTTCGCTTGATGAGCAGGGTCTTATTCGTAAATTTTCCGGTGGCTATGAACTCCGTAAGCCTATCATGTACAATGATGCGGCTGTAGGTGGATTCTACACCGGTTTTGACTCGTTTGACCTTTCAGCAATCGACGATGCAACCGCTTTCCGTTTCGCAATCAAGCAGGTTTATGAGCCTGTAGCTATTGCTGGACGTGAGCGTCGTGCTAACCGTGACGAGGCTCAACTCCTTGACCTCGCTGAGATGAAGATGAAGGCTGCAATTAGCCGTCTCAAAAACACCGTATCTACCTCGCTTCGTGGCGATGGAACAGGTTCCGGTGGACTTGAGTTCGACGGTATTAAGAAAGCAGTTTCGACATCCCCATCGTCTGGTACCTACGGAACTATTGACCGTAGTACTAACCTTTGGGCTCGTAACCTTGCAATTAACGTTACGCTTTCAGCTTCCAACGTTCAGGAGCAAATCACTGACGCTATCTCGCAGGTAACACGAGGTGACGAGCAGCCTGACCTTGGACTCATGGATCGTACAGCTTGGAAGTACCTCCACAGCTCATTGACCGCAATTCAGCGTATTCAGCTTCCTGCAAAGAAGGCTGTAGCTGGATTCCGAGTTCTTAGCTACGACGGATGCGATTTCGTATTCGACGGTGGATTCGGTTCTTCAGTGCTTGAGACTAACTCATGCCGATTGCTCAATACTAAGTATTGGACATTTGACATGGTTCGTGGCGCAGACTTCAAACCGCTCGCTCCAGAAATGGCTCGTCCGGTTGACCAGGATGCTTTCTTCACGGTTATTATCGTTGAAGGAAACCTCTGCTGTTCTGCTCCTGCACTTCAGGCTGTTATTTACGCTTAATTAGTGAAGGGATAAAAAATGTCACACAGTGGATCATTCGGTGTAAATTACAAGACCGTCTTCACAACTACAAACAACCTTTCGCTCCCAGCAAAACTTCGTGCAGTTGGAAGTTTGCCAGAGGGCGAATTTGTGTTTGTTCAAGCTGATGGTGCTATCGACCAGTATGCTTTCGTAAAGATTGAGCAAGACGGCCAAGCCGCTATGCTTACTACTACGAATGCTGGCTCAAATGGACTTCTTGTTGGCGTAGCTCAAGTAGCTGTTGCTGATAATGAATACTTTTGGGTATGGGTTGGTGGACTTAACGGCGGTGGAGTTGGAAAAGGAATTAAGGGCAAACTAGCTGCAAGCTATGTTGCTAAGGCTAACCTTAATACAACTGCAACCGCTGGCGTGGCTGACGATGCTTCAACAACTAAGATTTCTTACGTTGTTGGACTTGCAGCTACCACTGGAGCTGCTGCTGTAGAGCTTGGCTCTGTAGCGCACCTCAAGGTGAACTAACCAATAGGGGGGTGTAATAACCCCCCTTTTTAGGGAGAATTTATGGCAAGTGCACAAACCCTTATGGGACTTGGTATGCCAGCGGAGCTTGCTGCGGCAAGTTCAGATGGCGTGTTTACTGGCACTGTAACTCCTGCCGGACAGGTAGTAGCTACAGCGGCTGGGATTCGTACTAAGCAAGCAATTAACAACGTTGGCGATACTACCCCAACAGCAGCAGAGCTTACGACTTCGTTCGGAACTCCTGCCTCTGTAGGAAGTGGATTTGTTGGTGTTGTGAAAGATGCTGATGCTGATACTAACTGCTTTGTAGTGGTATCAAACGGAACTTCATACTTTTACTTGAAGTTCACCAAGGCTTCGTAAGCTAACGGGGGGAGCAATCCCCCCAACTTTTTAGGTGATTTATGACAAGTTTTGCTGGAAACACAACAACTACAACTCCAACCATGGCAACGGCCACCAGCGTTACCATAGCAACTGCAAGACCATTCCGTAACTTCTTAATGATTCAAAACAACTCGGCAGCAAACATAGCTATCAGTTTTAACGGGGCTACTCTTACCGGAATCACTCCAACAGCTACAAACTTTTGCTATGTGCTCCCAAGCACCGCAGGGTCTAACGTAGTTCGGTTTGATAATGGGTTTATACCTGCTGGAGCAATTACGGCGTATCAAACATCGGGGTCGCCGATTAACACGTTGGTCGTTATTGAAGGTTAGTGCTATAAGGTATTTACGCATTTTTGCGTAATACTACGGAGATTATATGGCACAGATTGATTGGCAGTCCATCATGTCGGGGAATTCGCAGCCAAAGAAGCGATACTCTGGCGCTAACGTTAAGTTCTTTTTTGCTTACAACGAGAACCGTGAAAAGTCATTGACGGAGGGTCGTCCAATCTTTGACGAGATACCATCCATCTCAATCCAATGGCCTGGCATGGACGAGACAGTTCGACGGATTGAGCCACAAGACATCCACGATTACCCTGAGCTGTACGCTCGTTTTAAGGCTGGTAGCGAGCCTGTAGTTGAAGGAACTCCATTGGCTGAATGGCCGATGATGTCTGGCTCTGCGATGCGTGAGCTTCAATACCTTGGCTTTAAAACGGTCGAGCAGTTGGCTGTGGCTAACGATGAGATTAAACGCAAACTTGGACCCTTGTCTAAGTTCTGCAAATTAGCACAAGATTGGATAGACGCAGCGAAGTCCGACCAGAACGAGGTCGTGAAGTTACGGCAGCTTTTGGATCGGGAAACAACTCGTCGTGAGCAGCTTGAGCATAAACTTGAGCTTTTCATGCAACGTGTAGAAGCCAACGAGGGAATTGACCTTCGTGCCGAGAGAAAGGGGGTGATCCAATCTGTTCCAGATGAAGCCCTAGAAGAAGGCATTATTGAGGCTCAGGACGAAAGTCCACGACGAGGTAGACCAAGGAAAGTATGACGATAGCCACGGTTATTACGAACGTTGCAAATGAGGCTGGATACACGGTTGAATCCAACATCCTTACGTCTAATGAGACGACTACAAAACAGCTCTTAGCAATTGCACAACGTATTAACCGTGACATCTTTGAGGCTTACCCGTGGCCTAAATGTTACGCTTCAGGGTCAATCACGCTGGTAGCTAATACGGCAACGTACGAGTTACCAGCGGCCTTTTCATGGTACCAATACGAAACCTTTTGGAATTCATCGACTCGTTGGAGACTCTTAGGACCAATGAGCGAACAGGATTACGCCGACATAAGAGGTTTCCAACTTAACCCAACCATTTATCAGCGATTCCAAATTCGGGGACTCAGCAATAACCAACTTCTTATTAGTCCCACCCCAGGAGCTAACTACAACGGCAATGTAATTATTTTTGAGTATATTGCCGACAGAAGTGTGCGTCCTCGTCAGTGGGTAACAGCAACATCATTTGCCGCTGGTTCTTACTGTTTTAACAACGGCAACTATTACCAGACGACAGCAGGAGGCACGACAGGTGCTACAGCTCCTACACATACTACTGGCTCTGTATCGGATGGCGGTGTTACTTGGGCCTATTTTAATGGTGCTTATAATACTTTTCTTGCTGACACTGACGTAAGCATCTTCAATGAGAAACTGCTTGAGCAGGGTATCCTTGAACGGTTTGCTGAGATTCACGGACTGGAAGGTGTCAGGCCACGTTTTGATATTCAGCTTCATGAAGAATTTAGTCGTGACCAAGTTGGCAAAGTAATATTTGCTGGCGGCACTACACGGCCTAATTTGTTTGCTCGTGACGGTGTAGCAGTGTTTGGAACATGGATTTAGTATGGCAGGACAAGAACCAGCATTAGCACAAAGCGACCCTAAGGCTTACTACCTTTGGCTTCAAACACAGGGCATGTCTCCGCTGCAAGCTGTGCAACAGGTACAAGAGCGTTTTGGTGCACCTAAGAGTCCAGAACAAATACAAAAGGAAGCTGCTGACCAGCAGATGAAACAATCGCTTGCACAAACCGGAGGCTTGGTTGGTGGAACTTTGCTTGCTACAAAAGGCGTTCCCGCTATTGCAGGATTATTTAGTAGCGGAGCAGCACCAGCAACTCCTACATTAATTGGAGCAAAACTTGTTGGTGGTGGAACGGCAGCCGCTGGCGCTGGAGCTGGAGCTGGAACGGCTGGCGCAGCAGGAGCTGCGGGGGCTGGGACTGCCGGTGCTGGAGGGGCTGCTGCTGGAGCCGGTGGAGCGGCTGGCGGAATGGGAGCAGCAACAATTGGTGGGATTGCAGCGTTAGGAGCTATTGGTCTAAATCAACTTTGGGAGGGTGGAATGAAAGACATCCTCCGTGGCCGTGGCGATAGAGCTGATTGGACAAATACAGGATTAATGGTTGGAACTGCTGGTCTTGGTGGACTTCCAAATCTTGCACTTCGCCTAATGGGCAAACGCTCTATTGGCAAGATGATGACCACTGGTAAATCAGATGCTCAGCTTCTTCGTGATGACTTCCGAGGACTCTTAAAAGAAACTGGCGTTGCCGACAATGACTACAACGTGACTCTCGCCGATGGTTCTCAATTCAACATCGGATTGGATGGTAAGACTAAGTATCAAAACGTTGGCGAAAACATTGATAAGAAAAAGACTCGTAACGCTTGGGACGTAGACTTTTCTAATCCATTGGCTGAGTTTGCGGTAAAGCAAATTAACCCAATGATACAAAACATTTATAAAGGTGCTGACGGCAAACTTAATATTGAACAATATACTGGTATGCTTGTAAACGCAGCTACCTCAAACGCTAAGAGCCAAGATGATGTAATCGCTAACATCAATGCCATGCTTGGCAAATCGACTTTTGCAAAACAAGCTGGAGTTGCTTTGCCTGAAATGCCAAAGGGTCGTCAGGTTGCACCAATAGCTAAAACGCCACAGGTATCAACACCCGAAGGCAAACAAAAGAGCATGTCGATTAGAGAAAGTTTAGAACTTAACACGAAGAAAAAGTAAGGTTTTATGGCACGAAAAACAGCAATGGGAAAAGAGCCTGGCAACGTTAGTATTGCTTTGCCACAGTCTGAAAAAGATAGGTTGCGAGGTGGCGGGCGACGTATGCCTGGCAAACCACGGCCAATGGACGACAAAGGTAACTTTACTGATAAGCAATACCTTGACCGTGTGTCTCCTGGCATTTATCGCAATTCTAAAGGACAGCTTACTAACTCGTTTGGCCGTGTGATGGAACGTAAACAGCCACAAGGTGGCACAATGGCTCAAGCACTTGCACAACAAACTGGAATGCAAGCCGCTCCAGTTGGCGCTATGCCTGATCAACAATCAATGGATGCTGGGCAACAAGCGGCTGAACTTGCTGCTGACCCAGGAGCTTATCAGCAATACACAGCAGATATGCGAAATAAGCCTTATCCAATGGGACAAATGCCACCAGGTGGAATGTCTATGGCTGATATAAACAGATTTGGCATGGCAGATATAAGAAACATGCCACAACAAGGGATACAAGATGCCATGTTGCGATTTTCGCCAGAAGAGCAGCAAAGAATGCAAGCTAATATGCCTCAGAATTTAATGTATCAATATCCACCTGGGCAAGTTCCTAACTTTGGAGCTTTGTTTAATTACGGCCAACGACAACAGGAGCAACAGCAACAACCAAACTCAGTATCAGGATTGCTTCAGCGACGGTTTAAATAATGGCCTTTCAGGGATTTACAATGCCACCTCCTTATGGAGGGTTGGACCTAGTAAGTCCAATAGACAACATGGAGCCAACGTTTGCTCTGGAACTCGTTAATGTGTTTCCAGGTGCAAACGCTCCAACCGTTCGTCTTGGCTACGAGCAGTTTGCCGATATAGGTACTGCTACGCCTATTGTGACCCTGACATCACTACAGCTTAAAGATGCCACTACGCAGCTTATAGCGGCCACTGACAGCAATATTTACAAGATAACGACTGGCGGTGTGTCTACGTCAATTAATGGCGCTACGACCGTTACAGAAGGTGAGTTTCAAACCATTACTTATGGCAATAACCTTTACCTGTGTAACGGGGTAGACAACGCTAAGGTCTATACCGGCACTGGCAATGTTATTGACGTCACCTTTACTGGCGTTACAACTGCTGACCTAATCAACGTTACTGCTTATAAAGAACGATTATACTTTGTAGAGCAAAACACAGCTAAGGTTTGGTATGGCGGTTTGCAGGTAACTGGAACAGCCGGAACTCCTGCCCTTACATCCTTTGACTTCCAGTACGTCTTTACTAAGGGTGGCTACCTGGTAGGCATTGGCAGCTTTAGCACCAATACCAGCATGACCAGCCAGGACTACTTCTGGGCATGTAGTAGCGAAGGTGAGATAGTTTTCTACAATGGCACTTATGCTGGAGACCCTACATCCTGGGCGTTAGTAGCTCGGTATTACATTGGACGACCTCTTGGCTATAGAGCGTTTGTCAGAATAAACAATGACGTATGGGTAATAACTGAACAGGGAGTTGTCCCAATTTCTGGGTTGTTCATGTCAGACCCTGAAGCAGCGGTGCAAATCGTTAGCTATAAGGTAAACCCACTCATATCGGAATATGCAGCCATATCCCCGTTTGACCATCAGTGGTCAGGTTTCTTTTGGCCGCAAGGACGCAGGGTGTATATCAGCATCCCTACCACTGGTAACTCCTGCCGCTTCTTAGTCTACAGCATTGATACAAAAGGCTGGACTCAATTTCAGCTCTACAATGACGAGCACGCTTTTAGTAGTTGTCTGTTCAACCAGAAGCCGTATTACGCATCTGCAACGGGTATTGTGTGGAAGGGTGAGACAGGTCAGGCCGATGCAGTAACGGCGACTGATAGCCAAGCCATAGCCTATAGTGGCCGGTCAGCGTTTAGCTTCTATGGCAGCCGGTCAAACTACAAGGCGTTTAAGGATATTCGACCAATCCTCAAGGTAAAGCGTGGCGTAACCCTCAACATTGGGTTGGACACTGACTTTAGACGAGCGCCAACTGTAACGGCAGTATCAACGCCTGCTGGCACCTTTACTCCCTGGGGCAGTCCCTGGGGCAGTCCGTGGTCGGCAGAGGTTGAATACGTCTTTGACCGATACGCCACTAAGGGTCAAGGTCATTGTGCCGCTGTACGATTTGGCGGTTCACTAAAGAACTCAACTATGCAGATACTAGGATTCGAGGTCCGATACGATATGGGTGGACAGGTATAACTATGGCACGAGCACAAAATAGAAAAAACCGTGGAGCTATGGCGACAGACCCTAAGACACCTAAAACCTCTAAGCGAGGTAACTGGCAGTACAATGGCCAATGGGTAGACAAGGAAGGTTACAAGGTTGATGGTTACGGTAAACGGCTTAGTAATCAAGCTAAGCCTTTTGTCCCTGCTAACAAGAATCCGTTTGCTCCTAAGACATCGACTCCTACCACACAAGGACCAGCAGCTCCTACCGCACAAGAAAACATTGAAGGTGGAATGCAAGGCTTAGTGCGAGAAGGCATAGATTACGCACGAGATTTTGATCCTAATACCTTTCAACAGCTATATCAGCCTCAGTTTGAACAGGGTATGCAGCGAGCATACGACACAATTTACAATCAGTTTGAGCGTAAGAACCAAGAGCAGTTTGCAAGGCAAAACGAGCAGCTACAACAAAGCCTTGTAGAGCGTGGATTAGATCCTAATTCTCCTGCTTACGCTGCTCTTACCAAGCAGTTAGCAGAACAACAAGGTTCAGCTCGTCAGGATGCACAAAACGCAGCATGGCAGGCAGCACAAGGTTATCAGCAGCAAGGATACACTCAAGCAACTGGCACTGCTCTTTTGCCTGGCCAAATTGCTAATCCTTATCTTGAGCTTTATGGCCAAGGACAGCAGTTAGAATTCACTGGCTCTGAGGCTGACAAACAACGTCAGTGGCAAGCACGTCAGAACCAACTTGAAATGCAAAACCGACTTGCGATTGCTAAGCGACAAGGCGGCGGTGGAGGTGGCGCAAATTCTGCTGAAGCTCAGTTGGCTGCGTACACTATGGGGCAGTATGCCAATCAAGGCCAAAACCGTGGGCAGTCTACTGCCAATGCCGTTGCAACTGGTGTGAGTCAAGGAGCAAGTCAAGGAATTATTGGTAGACTTAATCAACCGAGTTAACTATGGCAGATGAACTTACTAATGCATTAGCTGGATTACAGTATACGCCACTTGATACTGGTTATGGCATTGGCGCACAAGGTGTAGCCCAAGCACTTCCTACGCTGGTTAATCCATACGCAAGTCCATTACAGAATCTTGGCGTTACCCTGGGGGGTGCGTTAGTAGCGTCATTGCTTGGATACCAGGCGCAAAAAGAATCGTTTAATATGGGATTGCAAACCCAGCAGTACGCCAATCAAATGGCAGCTCTTACTACACCAGAAGCTCGTACGGATTTCTTGGCAGCTTTGCCAAGTGAAGCGATAAGCTCGGGTGTGGGCAGCAGACTTAGTGCCTTGTCTCGTGCTTTGGGAACAAGTGAAACAGAACAGCGAATAGCAAGGGCCGCAAAACTTGCAGACCTTACAACTGCTGCTGAGTTTAAGTTAGGTGGCTTAGGCCAGAAACTAGAAGAGCAAGATTTACGCAAGGCTGCTTTGCTGGCTGGAATTCAAGCTGGGAATATACCAACGGGATATGCAGACTTGTTTGCTGCTAAGCCATCTGCCAATCTTTCAGTATTGGATACGCTTAACGTTGATCCAGCAGCTAAAGACTATATTAGGACTTTGCCACCTGCTGAACAGAAAGAGCAGATAAGCAAATTAGTTCAAACTAAGGCAACGCAAGAAGGGTCTGAAGTTGCCAAGGCTCAAAAGGCTGCATTTGAAACAGTAAAGGATTTAGAGAAAACCTTCCGTGACTTAGACGTAACTGCAGTAGAGCTGAAAGCAAGGTCTGCTATCCCAGGAGATCCGGTTGAGTTGGCAATGAGTAAACTTAAAGGCTCATTAGCGCAGCTTGCTCGTGTGTCAGGTCAAACATCTCAATTAAGCAACGTAGACCTTGACCAGCAGCTTGCTTCAGTTATCGGCCCACAGTTGCCAATGGGCATGGGAGGAATATCTGGAAGTAGCTCAATAGCGGATCGAATCAAGGCTAAACTTGAAATGGGCAAGCGACAACTCGCTACAACGACAGACACCACACCTTCAGACGATGCAGCAAAGAAAACTAGAGCGGCGCAGTTACGCAGAGAAATAGATGAGCTTAAAGCGTTGTTAGCTCAAAGGAATCAATAATGGATGAAGAGTTACAGGCACTAGAAGCAGAACTGGCGCAGTTGCGAGCTGCTGTAAATGCTCCTGCAACTCCCACAGCAACACAAGATATGAGACCAGCCGTTGCTACTGGCGGCTTGCTTAACCTTGGTGACATCCTTACGTTTGGCCAACTTAGCAAAGGCATTGCAGCGGTTCCTGCTATTGGCCGTGATCTTTATGGACTGGCTACTGGTGCTGAGCCACAAGACTACTACAGTCAAGAACTTGCGAAGGTAAACGCACTTAAAGATTTATACGCAGCAGAGCGAGAACGACAAGGTTTGTCTGGATTAGAAACCGCTCTTAGCTTTATGGCTCCTGTGCCTGCCGGTAAGGCAGAAGCGTTAATGTCCGTTGCTCGTCCTTTAAAGGAAGCTGGATTAGGATTAGCAGCTTATGGCGGTAGTGAATTAGGCGAAGCAACGATTGGTGGTACAGGCGGCGCTATAACTGGTGCGTTAGCCGCACCATCGTTACTTTTTTTGGGCAAGGCTGGCATGAGAGCAATTGCTCCTTCTCTTAAAGAAGGCGGCAAGGGACTTCAACGTACCTCATTGGGAATTCGCCAATCTGATTATACTAAGGAAACACGAAATCAAATTATCGAATCATTGCCTAGTGATTTTGAAACTACACTAAAGAACTCGGCAGATCGGCTTGTCGAAAACAAAACGCTTGGAACATCAACCAACCCTAATGTTTTATACGCAAACCTGCGTGACGCTAAAGAATCTACTGAAGGTGCAATCCAAGGCGTTTTGCAGAGTGTCGATAAGACTCGTAAAACAGGAATTATTCCACGTTTGGATAAAACCCTTGACTGGATTCAAACCAAAGCTCCTGCTACTGAAGTTAAGTATTACAAAGAAAAAGTTAATGAGTTTCTAAAGGCTCTTAAAGAACAAGGGCAAGGCTCTCTCGTTTATCTTAACCAGCAGAAAAAAGCGGTTGGAGAAAACTGGAAACAATCGCCCGAAACTGACCCTACGTTTTGGCGGCGGTTTTATACTGACATTAAAGATACAATTGAGGAATACGCACCTCAAGTTAAACAGCTTAACAAAGACAAGCGTGATCTACTTGTTATTGAGCCAATTATAGAGCGAACAAAACGAGCGTCTGAAAAGGGAATGACGCCACAGGATTTAACTCGTGCGTTGCTTTATACAACTGGTGGAGCTGGGTTGCCTGGGGCAGCATATCTAATGGGTAGTCCTATTCTTGGCACTGCCTTAGCTGGAGGACTTGCTCTTGCTGGTACTAAGCCAGGACAAAGTTTGCTTGGCCGAGCTTTGACTGCAACTGGTCGTGCTGGGCAGGAATTAGAAGCAACTCCACTTTTAGAGCAAGCGTCACGCCTTGGATACTTTGGCGCACGAGGAGTGCAACAAGCAGGAGAACAAGCACCTGTATCATCTGCTGCTATACCGACTGCTACACCTACAGAGGATACAGAGATTGCTGACCTTGAGGCAGAGCTGGAGTCGTTACGGCAAATGCTTCCAAAGCAAGAAGCTAAGGTTGGCAAGCAAGAAATAAGCATTCCTACTGGTAAGCAGTACGCACCTGCATCATTGGTTAAGGCTGTGATGAAGGTTGAGTCAGGCGGTAAGCAAGAAGCGGTCAGCAGCAAGGGTGCTCGTGGGTTGATGCAGCTTATGCCAGCTACAGCTCGTGACCTTGGCGTGGATGCTAAAGACCCTAAGCAAAACGTTGAGGGTGGCAGTCGTTACCTTCAGCAGCAGCTTATGGAGTTTGGCGATGAGAGCCTTGCGTTGGCCGCCTATAACTGGGGACCTAACAATATTAAGCGAGTCATGGCTAAGGTAAGGGCAGAGGGTAAACGTCCAACCTGGACCAATATAAAGGCTTACGTTAAGGTTCCAAAAGAAACACGAGAGTACGTCGATAAAGTTTTGAGTTTAGTTTAGGAGAGTATCATGCCTTGGTCTGGTGGAAGTTATACGAAGGGAAATAACGCAACTGGCGGCTGGACTGGCGATGCGTCGCTTGGCATTGGCATCGAAGCTGGACGGCATGACACGCAGGATAATGATTTTGCCACAGGCATCAACCAGTGCCTTAACAAGGATGGCTCTAACGCTGCTACTGGTCCTCTTAACGCAGGCGGCTTTAAGGTCACTAATATAGCCAATGCTACAAATGCTACTGATGCAATGGCTTATGGTCAGATCCGGAACGGTACACCATTGTATATGGATACGGTTAATAACCGAATTGGTATTGGAACTACTACACCAACCTCTGCGCTCACGACCATTGGAAATACGCTATTAGCGCCCAATACATCCAATACAGCGGCTGATATATATCATGAAGTAAGGATGACTGGTACGGGCGATGGATCGCCTAATAGCATACGAATTGGAGCTGATGGCACAATTCTTAACGGTGTTGCTTACATTGATACTAGAAATATTGGAGCTTCAGCAGCTACTCCATTATCTTTTAGAATTAGCGGCACCGAGCGGGTGCGAATTGATTCACAAGGAAAAGTAGGGATAGGACTTACAAACCCGAGTTCATTTTTCCATGTAAAAAACTCTCTTGGATCAGGAGTAAATGCCGGAACTATTGTAAGCGATGTTGCTGGGGACTTGCCTATCGCAGCATTAGTCTTAGTTAAGAAAGATAACAATTCGACAACATCTCAAGTGCTGATGCAGTTTCTCACGAACGGGGCCGCAACTGGACAGGGACAAATTAACGCCAATGGTGCACTTCAAGCTGCCTTCGGATCATACTCTGATGAAAGACTAAAAGAGAACATTCAAGATTTACCCTCGCAGCTTGCAAATATCTTTGCGCTTCGTCCGGTAGAGTTTGATTACAAAGACGGCTCTGGTCACCAAATTGGTTTCATCGCTCAAGAAGTGCAGGATGTTTATCCTGATCTGATTGGTGTGGGTAAGGATGGTTATTTGACTCTTTCTGGTCTTGGAAAAAACGAGGCTCGGATGATTAAGGCTTTTCAAGAATTTGCGGAGTCAACTCAGGCAACAATTACGGCACTTGAAGCACGTGTGGCAGCACTTGAAGCATGAAGCAGCTCAGGTTAGTCAGAGTTACAGAGCACAACGGCGCTACGATGGGCGTCCTCTGTATCGATGGCTCGCCTGAGCTTGTAACGCTGGAGGATCCTTGGCGTTACAACGAGAAGTTAATCAGTTGTATTCCAGTTGGTCGTTATAAATTAAAACTACACCGCAGTCCTAAGTTTGGTTTAACCTACCAGATTATGGACGTCCCTGAGCGTAGCCATATATTGATTCACGCTGGCAACACGCATAAGGATACGCATGGCTGCGTCTTAGTCGGTTTGCAGTTTGGCAAACTTGGAAGTGAATCAGCGATATTAGCAAGTAAGTCGGCGTTCCAAAAGTTCATGGAACTTATGGGGAACACTCCCGAAGCAGAGATAATAGTTATAGATGCTTACGGTGGCGGGAGGGTACATTGACCGACGGAGATTTTACACAGATACGTTATTGGTTTGACCTTGCCATAAAAGCCATCATTGGTGTTGTCATCTCCATAGTTGGCATGGATTACAGGTCGGTTAAAAATTCGCTTCATGAGCTTGAGCAATCTAAGTACCAAGTGACGATGGAAGTGCAGATTCTTAAGGCTGAACTTAAAAACATTGAATCGCAAATTGAGCGCATCGATAAAAAGCTCGATAAGGTATTGGAAAAATGAGGTGGCTGTTGGCACTTGTTGTGCTGACGTTAGCACCGCAAGCCTTAGCAGCTCCCAGCTTGTTGGCCATGTGTCACAAGGATTGGAACTGTGACGCAACGGTTAAGATGTATCGTGGCCATGATACGCTTTACTTATCTTGGCTGACCAATACGTTTGGCGAGAAGTGCTCTTGCGTTAAACGGCTTATGAGCGACGCTAGGCCAAAGGTCGTTCGAGTCCACCTGGCTAATGGTCCTTGCATGAGAAACAAGCGCTGTGGCCGTTATGAGGCTTTCTACGGGTACAATAAGGCATCAGCGAGCAGGGCTATCATTCGTGGGGATAAAAAGATTACAGGATACTTTGATAAGCAGTTAAATGACCTGGCTGTGATGTTTAGCAGCTCAACTAACCTAACGTGTTACGTCAGTCCGTGTTTAGAGTGTGACCTAAATGAAAGTGCCAGAAGAGTTTTACTCAATCGGGTATCTGCTGCTTTGCCTCAGTGTATTCCTGTGGACAATCCTCACTGGCAACGCTGTGCCAATGGATACCATTGTGAAGGACACGGACAGGCTCCTAAAGTGTCTCGACCGTGTATAGTTGATTTAGACGGTAAGGATGGCCGTACCCTTAACCTAAAGAAATGGGTAGACCGATACCGCAAGTGTGATTTAGCCTATTACTGGGAACCCTGGATGAATTGTATACGGGGTGGCTTTGTTGATCCACGGCGCAGGAACTGTAAGTACGATAGCGCCACGTTTATTAGAACACGGAGAATCTTATGCCGGTATTTCTTGCATCCATTATTCGGCACCTGCTGACCCTTGCGGCTGGTGGGTTGCTTACCATCGGTGTGTCTGAGGCTGACGCTACCAACCTTGTAACTGCTGCTGAACCAATTGTAGGTGGTGCGGTGTTGTATGGTCTTGGTCAGGCTTGGAGTTTATTTGATAAGAAAAAGCGCTAATAAAACCTACTGTTAATTCGTAGGTTGTAACGTTTCTTTGCGAAGCGTTTAAGCTCCTCTGGGTCGTCCTTGAGCTTTTTTACTCTTGCTCTTATTGCTGATACCTTTGAGCTGTCATCGAAAAGCATATCGCAAATATAGGTTAGGTTGAACGGCGCCGCTTTCATTTCATAAAAAAACCAGTCTAACCCTTGAGTGTAGGTTGGTGATAGGTCTGGAGTTGGGGCAACATAGTCTGTTATGGCCTTATCAATCACAGCCAGCCACAGAATCCCTTCGGGTGTAGTTACTTCTTCTGGTCCTGGGTCGGACTCGATGTCTGCGTAACCTTTGGTTTTACCAACGTTAGCCAATCTTCCAGAAACATTGTCACTAGCCATGGTTTGTGGTTTTTCCGGTGTACACATACTGGGGTTTTGTCCTTGCAATCATTCAGCGACTGCTCCATTGCGTTGTAGATGTTGAGTGCCTGAACAACCTTACATTCGATGTGGTAGTCATCCAATTCGGTGCAAACTACATCAGGGTCACCATTAGAGCCACAAAACTGCTGACCTCTGCGAGCTTCAAACCCTTGCTCTTTTAGCTTGTTGGCCAGCTCTCGCTCGCCTCTGGCTCCCTTGGCTCTACTGTTTACCATTAGTAGTAAGTCTCCTCTTTGTCAGCTACTGACCATCGGTCACAAGTTTCGGCGGTGAAAACCACGTCCACGGTTTTATAGTTTCTCGTGGCAGCGTCTGGAACGTTTCCGATAAAGAATCCGTCTTTGAAGAGGACTCTATTGGTTGGCAGACATCCAATTTGTCCGTTTTCCAACAGAAGTATATGGGCGCATTTATTTTGGTCGGGATGTAACAACCAGCCAGACTTAACATCACAATCAGGAAGCCAATCCACTGTGCAATAATAAGTGGCGTTAAGCTTAGTTTTGTCACGGAGCACCGCCTCGCATTGGTAGTCTCTAAGCAAGTCAAACACGGTAACAACCGGCTTGTAGCTGAAACAGTCCCAAAGCTGCAAATCCTCAATGGACCGCTCACCAACAACCGTAGGAGCATTGTGACACAACCAGTGCAGCGGAACATGACGAAAGTGAGCTCCCGAACGAAGTAGAACGTGGAAGTGCAGTGCTCGTCCTTTCATGGACTGCACCGCAAACGCTACCCCCTCCTCGAAGCCTGACTCCTCACCGCTTGTGAGATACTCCCGTTTAATCCAAACCTTGAGTGGGGGTATATCAGCGTTCATTTCTTTGTCTCCTTGTTAAGCCGCTCCTGGGTCAATGCCTCACTGCTCCAACGTATGATGGCAGCGTCCTGACTTATAGTGGCTGGGTTAATCTTGCTTCGCTCTACAGACGCCTTGTGCTGTGCTTCCAACTTGCGCCACATCTGGTCTTTAAACAGCTCACTCACTGGCTTGATCATCACAACGCCTCACTACAATACCTTGACCTGACATATTGTGAATTTCTACCGCCTCGCAGTGCAAAACGTTGTCCAACAACAGCCTTGCCATAACATCTGGAGAAACGTCGTAGTTCTGATCAATCAACGCTCTTAGCTCTGGCCTTGGCTCATACTGAAATTGCCAATCATCGTTACGGCGAATGTGTAAAACTATTTCCCACTTGCCGTCTAATATCCTAAAAAGACTATAAAGTTTCATAAAGTCCTATCAAAACGGAATATTATCATCGTCAAAATCGACTGCCTTGGCAGTTTTTTTCACAACCTCGTTCAACGAGCCAGATTCTACAGCGGCCCACTTATGCTTTTCACGGTCAGCGGCGTTGTCACTGTTCCAGGCGACTGCCTGTTGGAGAAGGTCGATTAAGTTTCTAAGGTCATCTTGATACAGGTATTTCGTATCCGTCCAAGTTTGAGTTTGCTTGTTGAGGTACTGCTTACGAAGCGTAAACGACACGAAACCCTTTTCATTGGTCCACGCCGCTATATCAACTCCCTTATTTCGCCACGATTTCGTCGGTCCAGCCATAAATCCCCTTGATAAAGACTACAAAAGCACTTAGTATCTACAAGAACCGTACAGAAACCGCAAGGTAATTTATGACAGATGAAGAAAAAAACAATTACGTTCCAATAAGCGCAGCTAAAACCTATTTTGCCGTTTCGGATATGACGATACGCACCTGGCTTAAAGCTGGGTGTCCACATCTCAAACTTAAAACACACCGCCGTGTAAAAATTGCAGAGATGGAAGCATGGCTAAAGGAGCGTCATGATAAAACAGCATAAACCGATTATTACTGACTTACACCAGCGGCTTTATAGCATCTTGCCGGAGTATGCCCCGATCTCCACGCATGAAGGTGACCGCACCGGCACATTTAAGGCCGTGGACAGTGACGGAAATGTTTTCCTGGTAGACTTTGAAAGCGGCGAGAATGGCCTTAGACGCAACAAACGGTTTTTTTGTGATTATGGACAACTGGTGGCTAATTCGTCGCTTAAAAGCGAGCCTAAGCGGTCTGCGCCAAGTGAGAATTGGACTTTGACGCTGTTGGGATAATGCTGTAAATTGAAGGAGACACGTTCATAGGGTTTGTTTCCATTTGATTTTGTCGTGGCCGGTCAGAGTTTCCCCCTGACCGGCTTTTTTATTATTCAATCCCAAAAAGTGTGCTGACGTGCTCCACCGTCCATAGGATGCCGTCAACCTGGCCGTCCTGGAATCCAGCGGACTTTATCGGCGGCACCATACCGTTTACCCTGCCAGCGAACTGTTGAAGGTAGCGCAACACCTGTTTGGCTCCCTCCTCATATGCGGCCTGGTAATCAGTCAGGTCTTGATTCCGATTCGGATGTGGCAAAAACGATTCACTAAAGGTGATTGCATCCTGAGTTATCTGACTAATCATTTTAGCTTTCCGTGATAGTTAATCCGATTGCGTAAAGCCTCTTCCAACAACGTGGTAAAGCTGATTTTATCCTTTGAGCATACTGACTTACAGCGCCACAACAGATCCACGTTAATAAATATAGTGTGTCGCTTATAGCCAGGCCGTGGGGAGTCAAAACGTGGCCGACAATAGTCAGCCGGTGGTATATCGTTACTCATTGTAAGCCTCATCAATGCAGCTAGTCAGTTTCTCAAGCCGAATGGGTGACTTCCAGTGTGTCTCGGTTAGCCGTTTGGCGTTGTTGGCCACCAAATAGGTTTCAGCGATGACTAACTTGTCACCCTGTAGCGTTTCTGTGTTGTAGTAGGTTGTCGTGGCCTTAGACTTCTTAGCCTTTGGCTTAACTTCCATAAATTCCGGCAACTCTTCTATTTTTTCGAATACTTCGCCGGTTTCTACGTCTACAACTGCCTCCGCTGGCTCAACCTTAACTTCAACCTTTGTCCCTATAACTCGACCAGTCTTTTCGGACACAATTAAAGCCTTTTGAGGGATAGTTGTAGCTCTCGGAGGTGCGAATTCGGCTGGCATCTCCTCTTGTGTGTACAAACCGCCTAACTCCTGCACGAAAGCCTCTCTTATGGCGAGACTTTTCGCACACTTTGAAAGCATCACACTGGGCATCGTTTTCCATACAGGACTGGGCTTGCCGTATTCATTCATGTAAGCCGTTGCTACAGCGGGAAACCTGCGATCCTTGCGGTACACTTTCGCCGTGGCTGAAACAAGTTGCTTATCGTCCCACTCAAACTCAACTTCCATCCCATCGAACATGGGGTGAGAGTTGGCGATACGAAGTAACCCGTTGATCCCTGTCATAATCTGGAGTCTCCCACCTGCTTTGATTGCCCAAACCTCTTTAGTTACGGGATTGAGTCCCGTACTTTTCACCATCTCGGCAAAAAGCATAAACTCGGCATCGGTTAACCCTGGCGCAACGGTATTGCGGAGTGTGTTAAGCATCTCCACGTTATTCTGTGTTATTAGTGCTTTATCGTTCATTGTTCCCCTTTTTTACATTGTTTAAATGAATCCATCCCATAGAGCCTAGACTGAGGCACAAACCATGCCTCACCTTTGCCGTTTGGGTTGGCTTTATAATCGTCAACCATCCCTTCATAACCCCAGATCCAACCTATAATTTTACCTTTGTTTTTACCGATATGTACCAAGACAAAACGCCTTCCGTAGTTATCATTCGGCCTAATCACTAGCTCTCGTTTCGGGTCAACTACGCACCTGACCTCGATGTCGTCACCTAGATCAGCCTCTCGGTGGAACGTGTTGATCCGTAACGCTAGTTTCAGTCCCAGCCATTTAGACACTACGATCTCGGCGCATACCGCCGCCGCCTCTCTTTTTAGAATGTCTAGTTGGCTTAAATGACTACCGAAGAACTTATCTTTAAGTCCCGCATAAATAGCTTCAAAACGTCTTAATTCGGCGTGTTTTATTGCGAGAACTATGTCCTGGAACTCGATTAATACTTCTGGCTGTATTGTCATATTTCCCCTGATACATCCGATGTATTACCCTAATTTTTTAGCTAGTGAAAGTACCTTTTGTGCGTATTGTTTACCTTCTGCGCAGTTAATCCTTCCGCAATTATAGACAGTTAAGGCATCTTTCAAGTTTCCCGTCCGATCTATTTCCTGTCGCAGTATTTTAGCGCCACACCGAACGTTGTGAGTCGGATCCCACAACTTGTCAGGATGCCACCCACACCGTTTGGCGTTAAACGGCATAACCTGAGACAGGCCACGAGCACCCACATGGCTCTCCGCTTTTACGTTCCCGCCGCTCTCAACCTGCACCACGGCGTGATACACGTTCCGATCCAACCCATAAGCATCCGCCGCCCTGGTTACCTCTTGACCTATAACGGCCTTAGAATGGCCGCTATTGAGTCCAAAGAAGCGGAGGGTGTGGTAGGAAAGGTCAGCGGGCAATCGTACGGCACAAGCCGCCAGGACGACTATAACTGCCCCACCGATCCAACCTGGATCGGCAGGGCTACCCTTTGGCGACCTCATCGTCGCTTCCCAAGTGATTGAACCTGCTCAATAGGGTCATTTCCCAGAATCTGAGTCTGAATACCGATCCAGCACGTAACAGCACCAACGAAAAACGCTACATGAAGCAAAGAAACGATGATTCCGGTAGGCGTGAAAAGTAGTTGTTTAATCTGATCGATCATGGTTTTCCCCTTTTGTATTTTTTTATTTTTTCTTCTAAATTTAATCCTGCTTTGTGCCATCTTCTTAAATTGTTAGGATCGATCTTCACTATTT